GTCTGGTCTTTTGATATATAAATACCATTCTCCCTGCCTGCATATCGTATCGGGAAGATATATCCCTTATCATCAAGGTCATCAAGCATCACCGGAGACAAGGATTCATACTGGTTCAGGCTAATAAACTCATCCTCTCCCGTCAGGTTTATATCCCCGAACCCAAGTTCTATATCTTGAAAATCATCGGAGAACAGGTTGAATTGCTTTACCCATGCTATAGACTCATGCACATTCGCACGGGCAATCGATCCCAGTACTGCTCCAAGAAACCCGACAGGAGTATTGACAGGGTTCCGTTTTTGCATCAAGTTTACCAGATCCGTTCTTGATTGACCGAATATCACACTGATACGGGACGATTCGCAGATACAGCTCGGTATCTTGTTCAGATCGATTTGTTTTCCGGCGACAGTATCGGCTCCTGTATTGGATGTGTTAGGGCAAAGTACGATTGACAAAGGCTGGTTTTGCGAAGCTAGAGCAACAGCCTTTTCATTCAGGGCCTTTACCATGTTCAGGTTATATTTTTCCTGCGCTCCGTTATATTTCCATACAGGCTGCTCTGTCCAGATACCCAACTGATTGATTATACCTCCGGTTGCCCGTTGCATAATCTCGATAGCATCCCAGTCCTGGCTGCAATCGGCGAACATAACATAGAGCTTACCGCTACCATCTACATTCCCCGACATACGGAAGAACTCACGTATATGGTATGCAGGAATCCCAAACATGAAATTCTCTGTCATCTCATCGTTTTCATCTGCTGCAACCCGTTCTATGATACCGAAATCACGGATAGATTGTTTGCGGTTGGTGATGTACAGAATATCGTTTATATCCAGCTTTGTTCGGTTATTCATTCCATAACCGGTTGTGAACAGATTAGGCTGATGCGCAACGTCGAACAAAAGGCCGGTAACTTTCTCATTATCGGAAGATGCGGTATACGGTATATTTCCGTCCACATCCTTTATAAATACATTTCCTAAAGCCATTGGCTGAATGATTAAAGTTTGTGATAAGGGTTCTCGTACAGAACTGCGTTACCCCTGATTTTCTCGGGAGTATTGCTTGTGTATGTTCCACCGTGAGAGTCTATGTATAAAGTTTTATGTCCGCTATACATCTTTAGTTTTGCGTGTGCATATTCGGGAATTTCAGTAGAGGCGCCTTTTTGCTTCGGACTTGAGGGAGGTGTTTGTTTCACTTCCTCTGTATTCTGGTTTTGAGCAGTGTCTGTGTCAGCTGCTATTTCTTTTTCCTCTGTATTTTCTGGAGTTATTTTCTTTGCCATGTCTTGATGCTGTAAAAAAGGGGAGAGGAGTATGTGGCCTCCACTCCCCCTTGGTTAGGTAATAGCTTGTGATTAAGGTATCTTCTGGTATGCTGTATGAACCACGATTTCTGCTGGCCGGACAATGTTGATGTCTATCTTCATTCTCATCTGGAAGAAGAATAGTTCCGAGTTCGACTGTAAGCGGTCAACTTTCAACACCTCAGTGTCGTTGGCGTAATCTACTCCCATCCAAAGGTTTGAGTCCATGGAGTTGGAGAACTGGCCAAGTGCGATAGTATGTTCAGGAATACCTACGATTGGGATAATTTTTTTTCCTTTGAAGCGGTAACGGTTTACTTCAGTATTTTCCGAATACTTCACCAATTTATCTGAGATATATTGGTCGTATGCATCCCATGCGTCCCATCCCATTACGAATACCAGATCAGATTTCTTACGGATCTGCTTAGGGCATTTCTTCCACATGGTGTACAATGCGTTCTCCACTGCTTCCCCATCAGGGAGTTCCGTGTTTCCTGAAATGATCACTTGTCCGCCTGCGATTGTTTCAGGATCGGTTGCATTCACGTTGTCGATAACACGCTTGATAAAGCCGTCAAAGTATTTTTCTTTTCCACGACCGATTATCGTACTGTCAGCAGGATTGAGGATGCCTGCTAATGCTTCGCCTCCCTTTGAAGAAGTCCAGATAGCGCTTCCGATATATTCATTCTTCTTGTTTATCAGAAGCCTAAGCATTGTAGCCTGTATCTTCGGATCAAGTTCCCTGAACACCAGGTTACCTTCCGGTTGTGCGAACTTCCAGTATTTCTCATAGTCGCGCGGATTAAACTCCAGGTACACCATAAAGTCCTGAGGGATCAGGTGGCGTTCAGTAAGTAAATACTCGTTTTCACCATCCGGGCCTTTGGCTCCGTGACTTCTGGTAGGTACGGCATTATTGTCCTGTATAATATCGCCTAGCTTTATTGCAGGAAGCGTATATTTATGCTGGATGCCGCTCTTAATGTGGATCAGCCCTTCTTTAAAGGTGTCATTCCCTTGTGCGGTATAGGTCAGCAGGTCTTCAAGAACCTCGCCGTTATAACCATTCTGTAAAAAGGATATAGTATCTGCCATTTCTTTAAAAAGTTTGTGTTAAGTGTTTTTAGCCCATTTTTCTGAATTCGAAATCCTTACCGACTACGGCACTGACCTTTTCCGAAAGTTCTTGCTCTGTTGTCTTTGCAGCTTGTGCGGCTGCCTGAACATTAGCCGGGTCTTTTGCTATTTCTTTTGTGATTTGCTCACGTACAGGAATCGATGCCAGTATGCTTTCCGCAAGAGTGTAGTTTGATGTTGCCATCTCTATCCATTTCTCTTTATCGGCTTTGTCTAGTTTTCCATCCGTCACTGCAGCTTCAACAAGTGTTTCGATTCTGGCTTTCTGCTCATCAGTTTCCTTTTTCCGGTATACATCAAGAGAACTGGTCAGTTCGGCAACGTTATTCTGGAGGTTCTGTATGGTTGCGTCTTTTCCGGCAATTACAGTCTGTGCATCTTTATTGGCCTGTTGAGCTTCGTTTAATTTTGCTTCAACGACTATAAGTTCCGAGATACGTGCCATCACATCTTTCACCTGATAACTATCCTTCATTCCCAGTGATGCTGCTACTGCTGCATATTCAGGAGAGAGTGTTTTTTCTTCGTTCATTTGTGTTTGGTTTTTATGAGTTTGTTTAAGATTAGGGCATGTTTTGTCAGAAAGGTTATTTTCAGTATTTAGGGCTGGAGCTTCCATACTGATCCGTTCCATAAGATCCTGTATCTGAGTCATATTGTCTAATTCTGACAGTTCATTTTTTACTTTCTCACAAAGCTGTTTTGAAGTATGGAGTATATTTTCTGCAGGAATTATCCGGGCAGTAACTGCTGATTTCGCATCGAAGTATGTACCGTCCTTTCCGGCCTCGCCTTTCATAATGGCTTGAACCTGGTCTTTCTTTAGTCCGAAACGTTTACGGTATATTGTTGTGATCTGTTCAGTGAATGCCTGTACGAGGTCCGACGAACTCCCGTCCTCATTATCTGGCAAAAACGGATTATGGATCATAAGAATGGAATAGTCACGCATCAGAGACTTATCACCGGCAGCCCATAAGATCGATCCCATAGAAGCGGCCATCCCTTCGTTGATACATTCCGTAGAAACGGATGAATTCTGGATAGTCGAGTAAGTGGACATCCCATGCAGCACGGAGCCACCCTCGCTATTGATTAGTATGCGGATTAATGAGGGTTTGACATAATTTTCCAGATAGTCAAACTCATTGTTGAATTGTCGTGTGGATTCTTCGGTTATCTTCCCGAAAAAACGTATAGTGGCTGTTTGTCCGGCTTTAGCCTCACCTACTACGTTCTTTAAGTCTGGTTTATTCATTATTCCCTGTTTTTCGAAGAATAGGGAACACGAGAAAAAGATGTTTTAAATGGAAATATTGTTGTCTTTTTTATGTGAGTAAATTAGACTCGAATATTGACAAATCTTTGTTTCCATACTGAGAGATTTGCTTCAAATCGTATCTTTGCATTTCATACATCTTATATGTTAAATAAAATACAATACAATATGATTCGTAAATATGCAGACTCAGATATTGAAACAATATATGAGATTATAAATGATGCGTCTATTGCTTACAAAGGTCAAATCCCAGCCGATAGGTGGAAAGAACCATACATGACAATGGATGAGCTAAAGCACGAAATTTATGATGGTGTTGTTTTCTATTGTCTTGAAGATAAGGGAGAAATACTTGGAGTTATGGGTGTTCAGGATGTTCTGGACGTCAAACTAATACGTCATGCTTATGTGCGAACACATAAGCGCAAGGGAGGTATAGGCACCAAATTACTCTGCTATTTAACAACTGATACTGAAAAACCGATATTGATTGGTACATGGAAAGATGCAACATGGGCAATCGACTTTTACCTCAAAAACGGGTTTCGGCAGGTTTCAGAAAATGAAAAAAATATACTGTTGAAGAAATATTGGAATATTCCTAATAGACAAGTAGAAACGTCAGTCGTTCTCACAAATTTGAAAGCGACATAAGTTATCGATAATTGTCGAAATGTAGAGTATTATAAAATGAATAGAATACGGAGGGATTTTTATTATGGCACTTGATCTTGTGGGATGGAATGTAGTTTTGGATTCCGATAATGCAGATGCACTGTCTGCATTTTACGAAAAGTTACTTGGTTGGACGAGGTTCCCGGGGGAGGAATTTACAGTCTTGGCGAATATAAACCAGAAAGGGTTTCCAACATGGATTACCTTTCAACAGGTCGATAATTATGTCCCCCCGGTTTGGCCAGCAACTTTAGACAAACAGCAGCAGATGGAGCATTTGGACTTCCATGTTAAGGATGTGGAAGAGGCGATAAAGTATGCACTTTCGTGTGGTGCAACAATACATGATGTCCAAAGCGAAGAAGGTTGGCTGGTGATGCTTGATCCTGCAGGACACCCGTTCTGCTTATTACCACCACCACCTTGGATACAAGAAGATTAACTATTACCCGAATCTAATATAATAGCATGTTTAATCAACTTTTTAAATTATTCAAAAGAAAAACTAAAAAGACTCCACTGGAAGACTATACTACAGAAGTGTTTGTGTGTATTTTGAATCAATATGACGATATCAAAAATAAATTCTGTAAATTACTTGACTTACCTGATGATGATTATATTGTAACCACTCAAGTAATGTATAGATTGGAAGACGATAATGATTGTATAATAGATATTCAATTAAAAGGAATAGATAACATTTGTTTTATCGAGAATAAGGTTGATTCTAGTGAAGGAGTAAGGCAATTAGAGAGGTATTCGAAAGTATTGGATCTACGTCTTGAAAAAGAGACGCGTTTGGTTTATTGCACAAAGTACGCTGAAGAAAAACAAATACAACATCATAACTTTAAGCAGTTTAGATGGTTTGAAATAGCAAAATTCTTAAAGGAATTTGAACAATATATAATAGTTCGCGATTACATTTCGTTTTAAAAAAATCACAATATGGCACAAGAATTTACTTTATTACCACAGGATTATCTCACAATGAATTATTTACGAGATGTGGCTTCGAAAATTAATAATCATCTTGATAAGGTTAAAAATCCATTTATTGCAGTTTTTTCCCCAGATAATCTTAAACGTTACCTCGATGTAACAGTTGGTATTTCAAATGTAATCGATCATGATCGATTGGTATATTTATATAAAAATATAGTAAATGGGGGTGGTGATTCTGATTTAAAATATGGGTTTCAACTTAGTAAACCCAATATATATGTAAGCATCTATATTGCTAAAAATTCTCCCCAATATGATAATTTTTACAGTTTAGCTAAAAATATTGGTTCTCCTTATGAATTGGATGAGATAACAAAAGGAATAGCACTTGAATTAAAGCTGGATATTTCGAAATACCTTAATGATGCAAATGTGGATAAGATAATATCAGATTGGTTTTGTCAAACATTCGATGATTTTAAAGTTCTTGTTAAAAACAATAGTAATATTGATTGGAATATTTGCTGTCCTCCCAAAATCTAATCCTCTTCCTGATTATTTCCTCCCACTGAAGGCACAGTCCCCATAGCATCCCGGTCATTTGGACGTGAATGATTACCATGCCCTTCCTTATCATGTGCAGGTGCATCACTGTGGTTGGTAAATGGTGGCATCACAAGATATCGCTCCTCCCATTCCCTGTATTTCCATGCCGAGGCTTCCCTGAACCATACCTCATAATCCACCCAGTACGCCTGGAGCATATTGGTTGTTAAGGGCATATCGTAATACAACAGGTTACAACGCTCATTCAACGCAGGCTCATAAGATTTCGCATCCTGTATTGCAACATTTATGCGTTGGAACACAAGAAAACTCTCACATTCCTTCTCTGGGTCCTGATTATTCAGCGTGTTTAATATAAAACGGATACGCATCGTTGCCCTTCCTTGCCCAATACGCTGTTGTTGAACAAGGTACCTGACGTTGATAAAGTGTATAAAAATGGCTGGGAAAGCAATTTCAGTTTCCATATTTTCTTCCCGTATGATACGGTTGAACTGTCCGTTATCGATAGCAACAGTTTTAAAGTAAGGTTCATTATCATTCTCGCGAATAGTCAGCAATGCTCGTTTTACCGCTTCGTACATTTCTACAAAAGGGTTCAGTGCTACTTCTTCCGGAAGTTCTATCCGGGTATCCACCTTATCGCTGATAGCATTATTCTTGTTGTTTTTATCTTTAAGCATTTGGGAATCCTCGGAATATTAAGTCGTAAAATCTGGTAATATCAAAATCCAACCTCTTGTTCAGTCCGATAAACTGTCGCTGTACAGGCTTCCTTTGAGAATACTGGTTAACCGTATAGCTGTGAAACTTCGGGTCTGTATTATGAATAGCCGCATAGTTCTGATATTTGTTGTTACTTTTTCCTCTTTTCCCTTTTTGTGCAGAGGTAAACTCATTCGTCGAAATATCATATCTGGCGCCGCGTTTAAATAATTTAGAACGATTGTTTTTTCTGCTTCCTATATGTGTTTCTTTTCCTGTCCCTGATATTTTTGAATGAAGTTTTCCCGTATCTATCAATGTTGGATGTATAAACTTCTTTCCCCATCTTGATTCTCTGGGCGCCCACTTTGCCCCTGTTCCATAAAAACCACCTGAGTTAAAAGACCTGATAAAAAATGACTTGGAATATTCTCCGGCCATAGTAGTAAAGTCGGTTACATTCTTCTCAAACATACTTACGATAACCATATGAGAACTACCCAGTACCCAATGATTACAAAATTCATCCAGTGTTATTTTTCTCATAAGGCATATAGTTTTTGCTTTATCTTATCCCCGATTGCTTTATAGCTTCCCGGTATCTCCTGTTTAAAGTATGGGTGCTCATCCGAAAAGATTCTTCCGCAAGTGGCTAAGCTTTCCCTGAAGATCGGATTTGTATTTACTTTTTCCTTATGCGTATAAAGTGAACCAATAACTGAGCTGAAACCATCCGTTATCAGGAAGCAGCGACAACCCCATTCTATTGGAGGTATCAGGTCTGGAGGGAAATTGCCCTTCGTAAATGATAAGCCTTCATGGGACAAGTGCCATGGCCGAACCCTCTCATCTGCTTGCGTCATAAAGGTCACTATTGAATCTGAAGGTATGGTCAACCACCATGCAGCCATTCCTGCTGCATAAGACACATCTTGGTTTTCCTGAGTGGCATAATTCAGGTTGTACTTTTCAAATACTTCGTTAAACAACCCTCGCTCCTTATCACCTGAGTAGCTTTCCGGAAAATCTTCTGTCATCCGATATTCTTCCGCAACAGCAAAATCAACCAGATTGTTAATAGCAGCAATCAGTATATTTCTCTGTTGGCGTTCATATTCAGTAGTAAAATCATTGTGATTTTTTAATAATCCTAGTGCTTTATCAAAATCCAGCCTAAGATTAGATATTACTCGATCTATTAGGAATCCTGCACGAAGTGTAATAATGTCTTCCATTACTTCAAAGCTCTCCTGGCTATTTTCGTAAGTATCCAGAAATCGTTGAAAGGTAGTAAAGAGTATCTTGTATTCCTTTTCTGTTAGTTTTTTATCCGAAGCACTTACTTTCATAAGTAGTCTTTCGGTGGCTGTATATTTTTGTTCCGGAGGCTGGATTTCGCCAGTTAATCCGCCCCCTTCAGAAAATTTGCTACGCTGCTGTTTCTTGAGTGGCCATACCTTTTGTAGTATTCCTGATCACTCATAATATGCCTGTCGTTCGGACTGCTACCTGTTCCCGAACCACCGTACATAGCCGGGTCAATAACATTCAGTTGTTTTCCAACATGTATCCCAAATTCTTTTTCTATCTCGTCCGGGGTCACTTCGTATTTATCGGTAACCAGGTTATACAATTTGATACGATCTTCATTATTCATCTCGATACGGTTCGAATACTTGAAATCAAGACCGGCATCAATATATCCCATTGCCACAAGGCGTGGAACGATCTCTTCATTCATAACATTCTCAATATATCGCCTGTATACTTCGATCCGTTCCCTGAAAATATCCTGATGCGCTTTTGTACTTCCAACATAAGACTGCATTCCTCCGGCCATACTTTCACTTCCCAGTATCATGTTCGATACCTCCGAGTTCACAAAGTCTATCAGGCTTGTATAGATCTTCTCCGAGTTCGACATCGTGAAGGTCTTGATATCCAATTCATCCTCCAGTCCGGTAACCACAACCTTGTTTTGTGCAGCATTGGCAATATCCTCTGCAAGCCTCCTGCGATCCGTACTGCTTTCGCTTACTGTCTTACCATGAATGATCGGTTGACCATAAGTGTGGGAAAAATTCACGTAATTGGCCACGGTGAATTTCTTTGCCAGTATCAATGGCGTAGTCGCTGAGAATAACCCTATATCCCCGGTATTGATCAATACATAATTTTTACTGTAAGTAGAACTGTTCAGGTTCCAGTTAGGTAACCAGATACCCTGTCTTTTCACTACAGTACGCTGATCCGGAAGTACGTTTCGCCTTTCTACGATATTTACTTCGGCCAGTTTTCCTGTACGTGGGCACAGGTGCGGCATGATCTCAAGTAAAGTAAAACCATACAGTTTCGATTCTACGATTCCCCTGATTATTTTATCGAACTGAGAACCTTGTACCCGATGCGTTTGTTTTACATCTTTAATGTATTTTCCTTTCTCGTTTTGGCGGGCAAGCATATAACGGTCACCTAGGATCTGGCTTTCCAGAGTTTCAATTACGGCCCTTATGTGTGCATCCTGTTGCAGGCAAGCCTCATAAAGATCGATCAGTCTCGACCGGTCATCTAATATTGTTCCCAGGCTTACATCCTGACGAATTGACTTATATCTGTTGTTACGTTCGATCTCCCTTACATATTCCTGTATCGTTTTCTTACTTGTTCTGAAAATACTATGTAAGAGTTCGTGATCGAAAGTTCCCTGTGTTTCTACTTTATTCATTCCATTTTTTGAAGAATAGGAAAAATGGAGAAAGAAGGTTATTGTGATTATTCACATATATATATGGAAAAATGTCATAATCGCCCTATTTTATTAACACTTATGACAATTAAAAATATACCGCAAAATAAGTTGTTAAAATGAATGATTAATATTTTTAATTATCTATTATTCAGTATTTAAGAATTAAATTTCGTGTTAAAATATCATAATTTAATTTTTAATTACAATTCAATTAATATATATTTGTATAATTTCAAATTAAATCACATTAATATGAAAATGATAGATGTTCTACCCCTAAGCAATATTCGGTTTATGGAGTTCCCGGATTTGATCTTTTACGAAACAAAGGAAGGTGGTGTCTATTTCGACGCTACACATTACCTGGAAAAAGCGGATAATAACCGCAATTATTCCGTAAAGGACTTTGATATTGCATTCACATTCTGGAAATCTGCAATAAGCAATGCATATGATTTACAATTCAGTGAATTGGTTGTTTTGAACAGTGGTAGTGGGCATGTTATGATGGACCAGGCGTTATCCTTACTCTTTATTGCTTATCTGGATTCATCATTCGCCATTCATATACTTGAAAGAATGGAGGAGATGCTGATAAATGGAGTTGTTTTATCCGATTCTGCATTGTTACTTATGACGCAGGAAAGATTAACACAGGAAGATATAACGAAAATTACCGGGAACAATGAGAAGGAGTAAATTCAAAGAACCAAAGATCGTACTGGTCTTTAATGGTGCCCGTGTGCTCTTTGCTATTGTAAGGTCGTTACATAGCGCTTCAGAATTTTCAGGCTGTAATTTACAGGCAATATCATTTTCATGTACCGGAAAATATGTATCCACAGGTGGCTATTATTACAGGCATGTACATCCGGATGTAGAGATCGAAACCAATGATTTGGATAATCTTACTTTAGAAGAATACGATAAAATGTGCGGTTATGAAAGAAAGTATCACACAGCTAAACAAATGGCAAAGAAACGCAAGAGTTTTAAACAGAAAAGAAAATCTAACAAACGTAAGGACAATGGAGAAGACAAGGAACAACAAGATCCCGTTTAAAGAACATTTCATCCATGTGATCGAAGATGGGGAAGGTGCAGTTAAATGGGTAAACCTTCATGATCTATGCCGCATACTGAAACGCAGGGAAATGATAACCAATGGAAAAGCAGAAAAGCTATGTGGCTCTGCAACGGGTTTCCCTATTTACAGTAACGGAAAATTATACCTGTTTATCAATATTCCTGATATACTGGTATTAACAAAAAATGTCCGTACTGAGAACAAGATGATTGCGAAAATTTGTGATGATCTGAATGAATGGGTTGCGAGGCTTCCTTTGAGTCGGAGTTCGGCGTCAGATATTCCTGAAAAAGAAAAAGAGGTTGTAAAGCATATAGCGGTAGAACAAAAGGAGAAAAAAAACTTTATAAAGCCTCCTGTGGTTGATCAGAAAAAGAGCTCAAAACCGGTGGAAGTAAAACCAAGGAAAGTCTTAAAGAAACTGAGTCCCGAAGAAAGAGCAAATATGGCTACACCTGTCATCTACGAATACGGTGATAATAGGATATCCTTTAAGTCTGAAGACGGGAAGATATACTATAACGCAACTCAGATGGCGAAGTCATTTGGTAAAAATCCGAGGGAATGGCTTCTACTTGCCGAAACCACCCGGTTCAGGGAAACACTCGTTAAGCAGGGGAAATCCAAAAGTCTTGAGTCACAGATTATGACCACCCGTGGTCATATGGGTACAACTTGGATAGAAGAAAGTCTGGGGATTGAATTCTCCAGATGGCTCTCTCCTGATTTTTCGGAATGGTGCGACAGTAAAGTAAAAGAACTGGTTACACAGGGATACGCAACAATGCCAAAGGAAGAAGGCACGTTCCAGACCAGCTACGGAGTGATGAGAAAACCACCGGAAAATATGCGCGAAGCCCTTCAGCTACTGCTCGAACAGGAAGAAGCAATCGAAGCACGTAACCGCAAGATAGAGGAAGATCGTCCCAAAGTCGAATTCTACAATAACATGATTGAGAGCCGGGCTAGTTTTCCCACCACCTTCATCGCTATGGAATTAAATATCTCAGTGATTCAGTTAAATAAATTTTTACTGGAAGAACGCATAGTAAAATATGAAAAGAAGTACTATGTCGTATATCCGAACCATAGTGCTCTACAATGCGACCATCCGTATTACTGGACCAATAAGAAAGGTAAAACTTATGCGTATTCACAGGGAAAACGATGGACACAGGCAGGACGGGAGTATATCATCGACCTGTATCGTCGTAAATTTCCACTAAAAATGATTAATTAAACATGGATAAGAATTCTTTAGATAAAATTATTGGGATTACTGGTAGGAAAATTGTTGCTTGTAATTGTACGAAATGCCAAAACCAATGTCGCACTCCCTGTTTGGGCACGCCGGATGATATATTACGTTTGATTGAAGCCGGGTATGCTTCTAGGTTAAGAATAACTTATTGGATGGTCGGAGTTATGTTGAAAAAGATACCATATCCCATTCCGATGGTTCAGATCGAAAAAGGGCCAAATGGCTGTGTATTTTGGGAAAATGGATTATGTAAACTTCACAATAATGGAATGAAGCCCACCGAAGGTAAGTTATCACATCATACCATAACCCTTGAAAATTACATATTCGAATTATCTCTTAGTTGGAATGTAGCGAAAACATGGGTTGATGAAAAGAACCTGTTAAAAGTGATAAAAGTATTCGTGTATATGGAGATGTTAAAATAGTAGTGTTGTAAATAGAAGTCGTGTAAGTAAGCTGAGAAGTCTGGGAAGGCCCCTGAGTAGTAATCCCCAAATTACACTCGGGGGCTATTTGTTTTAATTAACATGAATATTAAGATGCGCTCCAGAACCGATAATTTATATACCGTACAACCGAATAGTATAGCATGACAAGCGCAGAGCCAAGCAGTAACCCGCCAATGATATCGGTAAACCAATGAACCCCTGAAATCAAACGACCGATGATTGTAAAAGCAATAATCAAGATTGATATTACATTGACTACTGTTCGTATCCTCTTATTTTTCAATAAGGCGTGAAACAACATTATCGCGGTTGCCATAATGCACAGCACTATCATTGTATGGGAAGACGGGAATGACGCTTCTAATGATTTATTAATGATAACCGGTCTGTAATTTATAATGCAAACTTCAAAAAATACATAAGAAACGATTACGATCAGATAAAACACGCCTAACACAATAATACCTGTATCCACACGCTTAATACTTTTCCTTTTAATTAGTTGAATCAATCCCAATACTGAAAAACCAAGTGCAACCAATATAGCAATAACGCCGATCCAGTCTGTTATATGATACCAGAGCAAGTTCTCACCAAACAGATTAAACATGAATCCGTTTATCGTCGCAAGACCAACACGGGAATGCTGTGGTCCTATCGCCTGAACATCAATGGCCATTACAGCCACAGTCAATAGTGCAAATAACAAAAACAATATACCTGTTACAATAAAATTAAGTTGGATTTTTTTCTTCATTTTCTTAAATTTATATTTGATAATTTGAAAATCAGTTCTTACTGATTTTATCGTTTATACAGCAAAAGTATGGGGCAAACCTTACATGAAATCGACGACAACCTTACTTTTACCTTACATTTGATTGAGCAGTATAATAATTATTCTATTATCACTACTTTTGTTTCAAATCGGCAAAAATATGAATAGCAATAAACTTGATTTTCTGAAAGATAAACGGCTTTTGTTGGTTGATGACGAGCCCGAACTTCTTGATATGATAGAATCGATACTGCAAGATGAGGGCTTTTCTTCTATTTGTAAGGTTGCGACACGAAAAGAGGCACTTGAACAATGCCGTATCTATAAACCTGAAATTGCAATACTTGATGTCATGTTACCTGATGGGGACGGATTTTCGCTTTTTAAGAAAATAAGAAAAACAATGGATTTTCCGATTCTCTTTCTGACGGCAAAAGACCAACCTGAAGACCTCTTTACCGGACTTGGTTTAGGAGCCGATGATTATATGGTTAAGCCTTTTTTGCCACGGGAACTGATATTGAGGATCTATGCTATTCTTAGACGTTGTTACAAAACCGATGACTCTTTAATTCTCCTTGATGGATGTACCATTGATATTGGAAAAGCGGAAGTAAACAAGAACGGAATCATTTCCCCATTAACAGCTAAAGAGATTGGTATATTAACTACGCTCTATAAAAATGGAAACCGGATAGTTACAATAGACTCTCTCTGCAATAGCGTATGGGGAGATAATCGTTATGGCTACGAGAATTCATTGATGGCGCATATCCGTAGAATACGTGAGAAAATAGAAGATAATCCTTCTTCCCCTACTTTGTTGGTTACCGTTAAAGGATTAGGATATAAATTAAATGTATGATTATGAACCCTATCCAATCTTCTATAAAGCGATTTATAATGAGATTGTCAATAGCCGTTATCTTGCTATTGGCAATAAATCTTCTTTTCTTAGGCATATACATATACCGCCATCAAAAATCAGTCTCGGATGAAATGGCTATTCTCCCTTTATTAAAGCAGTTTCCGAAAGAACTTGTATTAAGAGATAATCATTTTTATCTGGGTAGTAATGTTCAAAATGAGTTGGATAAACAGGATATGTGGGTTATGTTGCTTGATGACAAATTGGGCACTGTACTGTGGAGTTATAAGTTGCCGGAGGAAATCCCCAACCATTATACATTAAGTGATATTGCCGCTTTTAGTCGTTATTACCTGAAAGATTACCCTGTTTCTACATGGAAACATCCAAACGGATTAATTGTGGTAGGCTCTCCCAAACACAGTTTATGGAAAATGGCCTATATGGTCCCTTCTTCTGAAATTAAAGCCATGCCGGGACGGATTATATTCATTGTGGTTTGCGATTTGCTTATTCTTTTTTTACTCTACTTTATTATCGACCGCAAATCAATGAAAGCAGTATCAAATGTGCTATCCGGTATTCAATCTTTAGCAGAGGGAAAACTGATTCGATTGAAAGAAAAAGGAACTTTTTCAGAAATTGCCACTCAACTCAATAAAACTTCCGATTTACTCAAAACCCGCTCTATTGCACAGGAAAACTGGATAGCAGGAATTTCACATGATATAAGGACACCGTTGTCTATCATTCTCGGTTATGCCGAGAAAATCGAGACTAATTTATTATTGCCAAAAGATGTCCGGGATAAAGCCTCTTTGATTAAATATCAAGGAATCAGGTTACGGAATGTGGTAAATGACTTAAACCTCATTACCCGTTTAGGAGATGAAACACACCCTATACATCAGGACGCTTTCCATCCGACAGTTTTCTGCCGAGAACTTGTCGCGGAATTTTTAAATAACGGAATACCCGAAGGCTATTCGATTGAACTTGATATAGATAAACAATTGGATCCGGTAGAATTACAGGGTGATACACATCTTCTCCAGCGGGCTATGAATAACCTATTGTACAATAGTATCCGGCACAATCCAATGGGATGTACTATATCTTTTCGACTATATGGGAAGGACAACCAAGTCATATTTGCCATATCAGATAATGGAAAAGGGATGACTTCTGATGAAATTGAAATATTGCAGAATCGCACTCACTATCTGTCTAATACCTATTCTTCCTTTAACGGGCAACACGGACTGGGACTTTATATCGTACAACAGATTGTAAAAATGCATAATGGAGATATTGCTTTCGGGAAAAGTGAGTTAGGTGGATTTGATGTTAAAATAAAACTGACTGTATGAAATAAATAAGGAATAGAATCTTTGGCTTAATCATAAAAATAGCTGCATCTCTTCTTATAATTAGTACAGCTATTTTTTATTAGACAAATGAAAATTCGTGCAATTTATTTTATTATCTTTTTATTTTGAATTGTCCATTATACATAGGATGCTCAATATAGATCATGGAAGGAGTAACTTTTATTATTTTAAAATCAATCCAATACCGGAACATTTCAAAACCATGTTCTTTCGGAGTATCTAAAATATAACTTTTATTTTTCTGGATATCATAAAGAATATTTGTAAAGCGCCTGTCTTCATTTTCGTTTTTTTCAACGAATAATAATAATTGATTTTTCAGGTCATATGTAGACAAAAACACATCATCAATAATCTTTTTTCCGGTTTCTTTCTCGAACAATACCAATTTTAAAAAATCATAGGACAATCCCAGATAATTATCAAAATCAATGCTATCATACTGCAACCAGAAACGGGCGTCTCCATCTACTTCAACAGATAATAAAACAGTATCTATGCCATTCCCTTTCAGTCTTGCATTATGAGTATATGACAACTCATTTCCAGAAGGATACAAGAATAATTTATAATTATTTTTTAAAGAGAATGTCTCTGCAAACAATGTATCATTATTCAAAATGATAAACTCAAGAGGTGTATCTATTTTCGCAGAATCCCCAGAAAGTATAATAGGGCTTGGATTATCCTGTTGCTTTTTGGAACAACCTAAAGTAAGGCTTATTGCGAAAAGTACTGAGAATATCTTATATAACATTATTCTGTAAATATGAAATGTATTCATAAAGATACGATAAAGCAGTTTATCACTCGTCTTTGACGTTCACTATTCTCCTGTAGCAAAATAGACCTGCTCTTTTATCTTAATCAGGTAACTACTCAAGTCATCGACTTTCTGCGTCCCCATAAGCCACAAAGGGTGGCCACCTCTGCGAACTTCGGCAAGAATCTCCGGATCATTTGCCAGCTCTGTAAAACTGTTTCTTTTGTAGAAGTTTAGTCTACGGTCAGTGATTTCATCATAAGGTATTTCCGATTCCAAAAATACAGGACGATGTAGATTCTTTGAAACCCAATCTAACACCTTTTGTCCTATCTTTTTGTTACGCATCTCCGGAAAGACTGTAATAAAGTGGATATAATACGAATCTCCCAAATCCCAATAAATAAAGAATCCTGCTAATTCGTCATCTTCATAAATTCCATTGAATTGCATATCTTCTTCGTTATCTATCAAATTTGCCAACAATGGGGTTTCCTGAAATCTTTCGTATTCCGGGAATGTTTCACTATGAAGAGCTATAAGCCTTTGCGCGTCCTCGTTATTACTGCTTGTAATTCGTTTCAGTATCATACTTTATCCATTTTAAAACATGCAAAAGTATGGAAAGAAATTGCTTGGAGCAAATTTAGTACATGGAAGGATGCTCCAGCGTGATATCCTTATTCGAAGCAAGGTCTTTTATCTCATCATCCGTTATACTATCGATACGGCGGTTATTCTCTTTAAAATTCTTATCACAGAAAGCGATCAGCTTATTCACATTGCAGGTTGCAGACAATATCTTAACTAACTGAAAGAACAGGTCCATATTGAATGAAAAATATACCCTGTTCCCGGAGGAGTTGTTGGTCTTTTCCAGTAAATTCAACTCTACAAGTCTTTTTACCGATTTATCAAAATTATATTCGTTCATTCCCATTAGCTTCATGTACTTAGCCCGGGTCCAGTTTGTATTGTAACCATTCTTCTTTTTGAATTCAATATCCAACATGTGAATGATAAATCTGGTCTCCGCAAGGCTGAACATATAGGACAGCCCTGGGTAATACTTCACAAATGGGAATTTTTCATATTGATCTTTCTGGAGCATTAATCCTTAGGCATATTTTCGTTTATGTAATAGAATAACACCCTTCCGTCAACCATAGGTTTATAAGGATGGTAGCCAAGAGTCTTGGCATATTTACCTACTGTAACCCTGCTTGGTAACTTAAATGAGTTTTCTTTCATATGCCTGGTCATTTCATCAAATGTCATTCTTTGTTTTAGTTTCATTACATTCATTTTAATGTTAATAGTAAATGATATCATTTTAGAATAGTTCAATGAGGCTGGCAATAGGTTAAACTTTGAGAAATATTTTTATTGGGAGTTGTATTTTTAATCTAAAATTGATTTTTTACTGGATGGTTGGATATTTTATAAAATCAGGGAGGTTACCACCCCAAAAATAGGGTAGCTACTATAAAGAAATAAACCATCTATAATAAGATATATAAGATATTAAAGAGAATACTCCTTACTTTTTCTTGATAGAAAAAGTAACAAAAAGAATCTTAAGTATTACGCCTTCGGCGTTTGAAATCTGGGAAAGACTATAAAAATTGAGGATTCGGATTANTTCATTTTACCTCTTTTCTTCTCAGGAATTATATTNTCAGGCTTAGAAAGAAGAATCTTTATTTCACTTATAAGTATTTCAAGTAANCCTACTGCATCAGAGCGATGACGAAAGTAATTACCACTTCTAAAAAGTTCAAGATCTTTTGGCTGGCACTTTTCTTCAATTTCACGTACAGTAAAATAATCGTCTACAGAAAAGAACATTTCTCCTTTAGCAACCCTGTACTTATCAGGTTCCTGTCTGTTAGGATAATCAGTAAGGAATTTATCTACTTTTTCCAAAATCAAAACACCTTCCTCATAAGTCCTGAAATAATTTCCACATCTGAAGTGCCTTCCATCCTTTTGCTTATCCATTTCAGTTACTTCACGGATAATAAGCGTATTGTCGATATAATAATACTTCTGCCCTTTATCAACCCGGTATCCCGAAGGTTCAAGCCTGATAGAGTGGCCATTCCAGGTTTTCCCGAGTTTAGCCAATTCTTCGTTCAGTATTTTCCGTTCAACGATATTACTATGATCAAATTGAAAATCTTGGATTTTTCCGATGGGTTCATACAAAGAATATCTGATATTATCTTTCAGTTGATAGTAAATGTACATGACTACAATTCCTTTATCATCAACCTCCCTGAACACACCCAGTCCAATCTTATTGCCTAATACACTTACCCTTACATGCAAGTTTTCAGTCAAAATGATACTTTCTTGTATGATTGAGTTATGTTTATTCCAGGATATATTGTGTTTATAAAATTCCCTTTGTAGTTTAAGCATATCATGCGATTTAGCCTCAGAGAAAGGGGTGATCGGAAAATGTTTGTCAGTTTGAATGAAATCTCCTTCAGGAGTTAAGTGAGCCGCAAAAACAATACAATTAGGTTCAATATCCTTTACAAGCCCGATAATTCCGCTTTCATCCAGAACAATAATGCTATGTTTATCCGGATCTTTTCTATTGAACCATTCTTCAAATTGCGATAATGTAATAGCTTCTTGACATTTTTGTGTAGAGGTAAATTCAATTTTGACTTTATGACGGGCACAGTATGCCTCTATTGCCAATTCATCTGTTATTGTTTTACCTTTTTTCCCATTCAGAAAAGCAAGAATTTCTTGTCTACTTTTCATCCTACAAATTGTTTGTTTTGTATATATACTTTCAAAAAAAACAAATATACAGTAATAGATTTTTAATTACTCAATATTTTTACATAATTATGAATTATAGTATTAATTATAAAAAGTGAACAAAATAGTATATAATAGGCTGTACTATAAAATGCTAACAAAAAGATATATATAATTTCATTTGTCATTTTGACGCAAACACAACATAAAACACACATCCGTATTTTGCATTGTTATCTCCTTTATAATAATGATATTTTAGCATAATTATATCTCAGATTTATATATACTCATTTCAGTAGAAATCCAGATTATTCCTGTATATTATTCTGCGATGATTTAGCTGTTTTCTTAGAATCTTATCCTAAGTAGTTCAATTAATATATCACTGTATATATTAATGCGAGAAAAGACGACTTAAGAAAGCCGGACTTGAGGGTCAGGCCCGAGCACAGATATCGTATTCGCACCTAGGGGCATACCCTCTCTTTTATTTATTAAAATGTCATAGTGTTGATTATCAATATAATACTACTTTCACTTTGTACAAAAGTGAAACTAAAAACCCTTTTCAATCCTCAAAAACTCAATTTTCCTATCATTTTGAAAGTATTTTCTAATTTTCTATCATTTACACTCAATTTCATTAATACTTAACTATCTCAATTAATGATAATTGACACTTCAAAATATATCCTATCATTTTGATATACACATATAACCCCTTATTTCTAAATGAATGTTAAAATGAAAAATAATTCAAAATATTTACACTTTCTCATAAATCATTGATAATCAAACAAACAGACTCACGCGTGTACGGGATTATTCTCTTAAAAAATCGAATCATTTTTAAAATGTTAAATTGAAAATAGTTAGAAAAATGTTTTGTTGGTAAAAAATAAGTTTTCATATTGACTCATATCGAAACGGAAAAGAAAACCGAAAAGATATACAGTAAAAAACAAAAATAAACTATATATAATTTTCATAAACTAAAAAATTGAATTAAGAACGGATTAAGACAAAAGAGCCTCATTAAGAGAGAAACAAAAAAGCCTTTTTGTGCGAAAGCAAGCCTTTTGAGCTTTGGAAAATCA